CATCGGCACTGCGCGGCGTGAACATGGCGCCGGCTCTTCGGCCGCCAGCGGTGGGCGCGTTGCATGCTCAAAATCTCCCGATGTTGTTCAAAACACGTTAGCCCGCTCTCTCACTGCGAGCCCTCTTGCGCGCCAGCTTGTCGGCGTACTCCGTCAGCGCTGGCACATCGTCAGGGTGCACCCAGCGCTTCCACTGCACGCGGCCTGCGGCAAGCTCGCGGGCTTTGCGTTCGGCTTGGCGCTGGGCTGCTGTCTTGGCTGTTGGCGTCACCACGTACACATACTCCCCAAGTTGGTTGCACAGTTCTACGCGCCGGTAGTCTTCCCGGCGCATCACGTTCAAGGGTGTGGGCCTTCGCGCCACTTCGGGCTTAAATCGCGCCATGAAATGAAGTCTTCCCACACGTTGTGCTGCACTGCGCCGCACTTGCTGCAGCGCCGCTCAAAGCACCAGCCCCAGCGGTTCACCTTTTCCTGCCAGTCGTGCCTATGCAGCAGCGCCCGAAGGCGCCGCAAAAGGCTCACAGAGTGAGCCACACTTGGTATTGGCCGGGGCCAATTTGAACGGTGGTGGCCACGCGGCCACTTTGAACCGCCAGGTTGTAGACGCGGACAAAAACGTCCGCTTCGGTCTTGGTGTTGTAGGTGTCTTGCAGTTCGTACATGGTGCGCTCCGGTTGGTGTGTCGATGGAGTGAACTATAGCCCACCGTGAGCACTCACGCAAGCACTATTTGCACTGTTACATCTGCGCGCTTCGGGTGGGGCGGGCTAACTACTCGCTCAAGGCCGACCCGCCTGCGGCGGTCGGCTTAGCTCGAACGTTAGGCGCTTGCCTCATGCCGGCAGTCTCTGATCCCACTCAGCAGGCGGGTGCGGCGGTATCTCAATCCAAGCGATCACATCGCACTCGTAGTTGTCGTTCCAGCCTTCGCCGGTTTCCAGCGTCGGCCCGCCCATGCCGGTCGGGTCTTCGCGCTGCACGTCCCACTTGTCCACTCCGACGAACGGCGGCCTGTCTAGGGTGTAGCGCAGCAGCACCACGCATTCAGTGCCCACAGCGGGCGCGCGTTCGTGCATCGGCACCCACGCGCCTAACTGGTCGTTCGAGCCGAGTGCCCCCGGCGTTGCTTCTGTGGTCATCATTCCTCCGTGGCCGGGGTCACCGGCTCAACTTCTACGTTAGGCCCTTCAATTGCGCGGGCGATCTTGCTGGCCGCATTCCTTGCGTTGACTGTCACGCCGTCGGCATGCGTCTCACCCCAGCGTCGGGCGGTGGCAGCGCAAAGCTCGCGCTCTGTGGACTGTCCGGCACCAAATGCAACTTGCCATGTTGCCCACGTCTTGCAAAGTTCCGGGAAGCGGGCGGCGTCAAGATGCTCAGGCTTTGCGCCTAGATACCGTGAGAACGACTCCCAGGCCGGGCCCAGTTCACCCGCAGCGGCCGGCTGCGTCTCCGCATTCGTTTCCCGCACCATCTCTCGCAAAGCGGACTCCGCGCGCAGGGCGCGGCAAGTTGATCCGACCGCGGTTGGGTCGGCTTGGCTGTCCCAGGCATTCCAATACTCAGCGACGGCGGAGCGGAGCCGCTCAATTTGGTTTGTGCGTTCGTCAAGCTGCGCAAGCATCGCGTCACGCTCTGCGGCCACATGCCGCGCGACCTCGGCAGCAGCGTAGGCGCGCATTTGGGCCGCGGTGTAGTAGGGGATGTCGGTCCATCCGGGGAAGTGCGTCTGCTTTGGCAGCGGGGCCAAGCCTTTAGCCGCAGACAAGCACTGCAAGTAGAAACTCAATGCCTCGCCGGGTTCCATTTCAGATCCTCGCTTGTTGCAGAAGGCCATCGCGGTAGGCCTTCAGCGTCTTGAAGTTGGAAGCCCACACGTCATCAGCGATCAGCTGCCGCAGGCTTTCAACCGTTGCCGGAGGCAGCTGCTCGTCGTCAAGTTCTATGACTTCGGCGCCCTTGCAGTCGTGTGCGCTGCACAGCGCTTCGCCGCGGGTGAGATAAACGCAATAACCAGCCGCAGCATTCCTCGGATCGAGCGGAACCTTCGGCGGCTTTGGGTCGTCCTCCTGATCGCTGCCGACCCACACAGCCCATTTGCCAGTAAGTCGCCGCTGAACAAAAACCGCAGTGCACGCACCCATCTTCTTTCTCCGGTTAAAACGGGCCTAACCCCTCGTCCCAGCCGAGCTACGCCGGCTGGACTCGCTCGTTAGGCCAATGCAATTCAGTTCGCCCGCACATGTACTGCGTAGAACTTGCCGCGCGCCTTCCACTCTGCTGCCTTTCGGCAAGCGTCTTCCAGCTTGTGGCAGTGCTCCAGCAGCACCCACGGAACAAACGGGTTTGCGCGACCCATCAGCCGCCATGCGGGCGGCATTGGCCCAACACTGCGCTCGAACTGAGAGCCAACGGCAATCGCCGCCAGCTCGCTCAGGGTAGTTTGGTTCATGCCGTTGTCTCCAGTTCAGCTATGCGTTAGGGCGCTCGCTCACGCGAACAGCCGCACCTGCGCCTGCTGCTGCTGTAGCCGGCGGCAAGCGCTCTCGAAGTGTTCGCGGTCGCGCTCGATCCCAATAAACCGGCGCCCCATCTGCAGGCAAGCGTCGCCAGTTGCGCCGCTGCCCATGAATGCGTCCAGAACCAGCGCGCCCGGCTTCGTGCTGGCGTTCAGCATGTGCGCCAGCAGCGGCAGCGGCTTCTCGCATGGGTGCTTGCCAGGGTATGGCGCCACCGGCTCAAAGTCCCACACGTCGCTCCACTGGTCGCGCTCGGTCAGACTGAACGGGCGCCGCAGGTCTTCGTACTCGCGCCGCAGGTCTTCGTACTCGCGCCGCAGGTCTTCGTACTCGCGCCGCAGGTCTTCGTACTCGCGCCGCAGGTCTTCGTACTCGCGCCGCAGGTATGGGCCGCCCGGCTTCGCGTTGGCAACCTCGCGCAGTCGTTCGTAGTGGGCCAGCGTGGGCAGCGCCCATTGCACCTTGGTGAACCAATGGCCCGCCATCTGCGTGCCGGTGGCCTTGTCCGCGTCCTTCTTGGTCAGCCCTGCCCGCTCCCACTCGCCGGCCAAGTAGGCGCGCAGCGGCTCAAACACCAGCCCGCGCGCATCGTCGCAGGCGGCCACATAGCTGGCCTCGCCGCGGGCGTAGTTGTCGCTGTTGTAGTGCTCGGCAAAGATCACGCGCTCAGTCTCAAACAAAAATCCGCGCAGCGCCTCTTTCTCCGCCTTCTGGTGCCAGCCGGTGGTGGTGCGGCCTGCGCTTCCCTTGCGCCAGACAATGTGCCCGAGCACGTTCAACCGCTCCCACGCTACCGTCTCAACACGCCCGGCCATCTGCGGGCTGGCAAACACGTAGGCGCTGCCGTTTGGCTTCATGCGGTCAGCTAGCAGCCCGAGGATGCCGCGCATCCAGGCTAGGAACTCGGCAGGCTTGTCCCACTCGTTGTCCCAGTAGTCGCCCTTCACTTTGAAGTAAGGCGGGTCTGTAATCACGCAGTCCACGGCCGGCAGGGTCGGCAGCACGTCGCGGCAGTCTCCGCAGTACAAGGTGGCCTCGCCAATCGTCACAGCTTCAAGCATGCAAAGTCTTTCTCGTTTCTCCACCAAGCGCCCTAACCCGTTGCTCAAGCTGACCCGCGCTGGCGCGCGGTCAGCTTAGCTCCCACGTTAAACCGGCCTCTCATCCGCTCCAGCCGTCAACTGCTCCCGAAACATCTTGAGCAACCACCGTTCCAGCGCAGCCGGCTTAATCGGCAGACTGACGCGCATGAGATCGTGCAGCGCCTCAAGCCTGCCGTCAGGGTGCTGGACAAGCCTGAGCTTGCCTACAGTGATCGTTTCCATGCCGCTGATTGTGCAGACCCTGGGAGCGTGCGGCATTGTTTGTTGCTATGCCGCGTGGCTGCGCGATAGACAAAACCGATGACGAGGCTTTGCGGTTGTCGGCATCATTGAGCCATAGCAACCGAGGACACAGCGATGCCGAACATGGCCTATTGCAGGTTTCAGAACACTCTGCAAGACCTGCGCGAGTGCTACGAACACATGGATGACAAAGACCTTAGCGACGAGGAAAAAGCTGCCCGTCGCAAGCTCGCCAAGTTGTGCGACCAAATCGCCAGCGATTACGTTGTTGAAGGGGAACCTACGCTGTGAGCGCAGACAAGCGAAAACACTGGACGGCTGAGGATATGGACATCCTGATCGCACGCTACCCGGTCGAGGATGACCTAGCACTTCTGGCCGAAGACCTGGGCCGCCCGCTTCGTGGCGTCATCAGCAAAGCCGAGGTGCTGAAGTTGTACCGCGTGCCTCCGAGGTTCAGGATGCAGTGGCGCGCAGACCGGCGACTGTTGCAGGCTAACCGGGAATCTGTCAATGCAAACCGCCCTTGACTTCGGCCCGCAAGCTCGCCGCACTGACCCGGCGACGAACCACGCGGCAGCGGCTTCGGTGTCGCGCCAGATGCGAGAGCGTCACCACGACGTGATTCTCGCGGCGCTGCGGGAGCACGGCCCGATGGGCAAAGACGGCATCAGCACGCGCTGCCGGCTCACGGGCGTCATGGTAGCGCGGCGTCTGCCAGAACTGGTCAAGCTGGGCAGCGTGCGACTGACGGGCAAGACCGTGGCAAGCACGACCGGCCGGGCTGAACGGGAGTACGAAGCGACATGACCCGCAACCCACCCGCCACAACGCCCATGCGCAACGCCCTAACTTCGCGACAGGCGCAGCTTCTCGATCTTCTCTGCACGGTCTACTGCAACCAGGCCGCAGCCCGTGCCATGCGGTGCAGTGTCAAGGCGGTAGACGACCACATGCGACGCATCAGGGAGCGGCTGCAAATGGAACACCGGCTAGAGATTGTGCTCGGCTGGGAGCGTGAAAACAGGGCGAACAAGCCATGAGCGGCAACAACACCGGCATTGGCGCCGAAGTGCTGGCGGCCGTGGAATCGCTGGGACAGGCCACGATTCACGACCTGTGCGCAGAGCTACCGCACCGCGGGCAAAAGGAAATCAAGGACTCGATCCGCCACCACGTCCACAAAAGCAAGCTGCTGCGGTGCGTGGGTACAAAGGTCGTGCCGTGCCACTCGACGAAGACCGCGCGCAAGTGGACGACGCTATGTGTGTGGCAATCGACGCGCAAGCCCGCGGACAAGCCGCTGAGCGCCGACGACATCGTGAGGTCGGCGCTGTCGCGCAGAGGAGCTATCGACGCCGTGTGGTTTGGCGTCGCGGCTGAGTGCAGGGTGTGACTATTGACCCTGCTTGTGGCTTGACTGTCTTGTAGGATGTTGAGACAATGTTGAGTCTCAACAATGGCGCAGCCGGCTATGTCGTTTCACACGCGCTACAGCGGATACGGTAAGTGGTGGTGGTACACGCCGAAGCACAAGTGGCTGGAGATCCACGGACCGCACACGCCAGCAGCAATGCCTCAGGTTCCGGCTTGTTACGCTTTGGTTTTGGATGGTGAGGTTGTTTACGTTGGGCAGACGTTGAACCTGCAAAACCGCTTTTACAGCCACCAGATAAAGCACGACCGCAAAGGTAATTGGTTGACGAAGTGGGGTGTATTGCCAGGAGATTTGCGGTTAAAGGTGAAGTTTGGACAGCGTTTTGGTGATTGGTGCATGAGAGAGGCGAGGTTGATCGACAGGCTGCAGCCACGGTTTAACAAGAGGTTGATCTGATGTACGCGAAAGTTTTTGCTCAAATCTATGACGGCACGCTTGTCACGAAAGGGCCGTGGCAAGCGCTGGTGACGTTTCAGCAAATGCTGGTGCTAGCAGACCAAGATGGTGCGGTTGACATGACTGCGGTTGCCATTTCGCGGCGCACGACTATCCCGCTGGAGATCATCGAACTGGGCATTGCTGAACTGCTGAAGCCTGACCCTGAGAGCCGTTCGCCGGATGAAGGCGGGCGCCGCATCGTGCCGCTGCGCGAAGGTCGCTCGTGGGGATGGCTGGTCGTCAACTACAAGCACTACCGGGCGCTGAAGCGCGAGGAAGACCGCCGCGAATACCACCGCGACTACTGGCACAAGCGTAAGAAGACTCAAGACACTCAACAGACTCAACCGAATCAACCTATAGCAGAAGCAAAGGCAGATGCAGATGCAGAAGCAAAGGCAGAAGCACACGCAAAGCGCGCGCCCGACCCCGAAGACCGACACGCCGAAGTCGTGCCCTTGCCTGAGCCTGGATCGCTTGCGCCCGGTGTGGTGTGCGCTGCGCTGAAGGCTGCGGGGGTTCAGCGGGTCAACCCGTCAAATCCTGATCTATTGGCGTTCTTGTCTGTCGGCGGGACGATTGAGGAGCTTCTGCCGCTGGTGCCGTCTGCCCTGAGCAAGGGCGACCCGTTTGCGTACATCCTGAAGGCGGCGATCAACAAGCGCAAGGACGCGGCTGCGAGCGTGGGCCAGATGGCGAGGGGCGCGGTTGTTGCTCCGGTCACGGTGCCGGGCAAGTCAACCGGTGCGCTGGCAGAGCTTGCAGACCACGCGGCTCAAACACAAACACCAGAGGCCAAGGCTGCGGCGCGTGCTGCTGTGCAGGCCCTGAAACAAAGGATGAACGTGTCATGAGCCGCGAACGCTACGCCGTAGATGTCCGTGCCGCAGAGGATGGGCGGCTACTTGGGCACATCAACGTTTCAACTGTTCCTTGGCGGCTACCCCCGTATGTCGTCTTTGAATTGCGCAAGCAATGGGCTAGCTTTGAATTGCGCGAGCATTGGGCTAGACAGTCGGAGGCGGGCCAAGTGTTGTCGGCTCCAAAGATCAAGACGGCGACACTACGGGTAGATAAATATTTCGACAACGGGGTGTCTGTGCCTGCCTTCTGCGTGCCTGCCGCTCAATGGGAAGAGATCAAGGACAAGATATGACCGACGACCACACCGCCAACGTCGAGGCCCGAATTGCCGCGCTGCACCCAGACCGGAATCCGACCGCGCCTGATCCGCAGTCGCGCGATGCTGGGCTGTACGCAATCGCACGGCTGCGCAGCTTCTGGATTCGGCACGGGGTCAAGCTGAGCCAGGCACAGCGCGAGTTTCTCGGCACGGTCGAGAAGCACCACGGGGCAAAGATCACAGGAACACGATGATGTCTACCGATTAAGCCGCACCGATAGACAAAACCAAATAGACCCGGCAGGGATGCGCGCCTACAGTTACGCATCGACAACGAGAGGACGCGCAATGTATACCCAGTACGGACCAGGCGACCCGGAGACATGGGGCCCATGCACCGGCCACCCGATGGACCCGCGCACCGATCCGCCCGACGAAGAGCAACAAACCGCCGACGCTAATTTGCTGATCGACGAGGCGCTGCTCAAAGGTGACATTGGCCAGATGCTGCGCGATGCCGGCGTAATCGGTGATGCCGACTGGGAAGCGCTGGGCGAGGCCGACGACTACCCGACGCAGCAGGCGCTGCTCGACCGCTATGACCCGACGCGCGAGAAGCTGCGCGAGTGGCTGATCGACATCACGGAGCAGGTATGAGCCAGCACCCGAGCGCACTGTATCGCGCACTGTGCGACCTTGCCAACGCATTCGCGCAGCGTGAACGCGATCTTGCCGAACACGAGGCGCGGATAAAGGCGCTGGAAGCGCGGCTTGATGAGCCGTACAAGCCGCCCGCAAAGCCGGCGCTGCCCGCTCCAATGCTCCGCGGGCTGCCCATCAAGAGCGTCGGGAGACTCATGGAAAACGGCACGATCAAGCTCATCACCGACCCGGCCGAGATCGCGGCCATCTTTGCAAAGGACGACGCATGACCGCGCCTGCTTACTTGCGCGCCGAAGTCATGGCAAAGATCGGGATCGTTCTTGTGGGGCTTGGCTACGGGCGTCACAACGAATTGCGCGAGTTTGTGTTTCAGCCGTTGAACAATCTCGCAAAGGCCACTCAACGCACGCCACAAAGAGCGCTTTCCCTGGCCTTGCAAGCAATGAAGCGCGAAGGCATTGTGCAATGCAATGGCGGAATTTGGAGTTTGAAATGAGCCCGCACACCCAGCACCCCGGCATGACGCCCGCAGAGCGCCGCGCCTTCGTGGACTACGCCTGTGCCTACCGAAAGGCGCCGCCTAAGCCAATGAGCCCATGGAACCTGTTCGCTGTGGTTGTCGCCCTTGTGGCGATGGTTGCGATGGCTGTCATCGTTTGGAGCGTGGCATGAACTTGTCCGAGCAGATCAGGAAGTTGCCGGCCGCGCATGCTGACTGGTGGAACGGCAACGAAATCAGGCTTTACGAAATCGGCCACTACGACGCCCGCCACGCTGCGGCCGAGCTAGCGCTGAAGGCGGATGCGTGCATCGAGGCTCTGCGGGAAATCAAGGCCAAGGCCAGCAACGCGACGTTCGTCTACATCACTGCCCGCAAAGCGCTGGACGCACTGGAGCAACCATGAGCAAGCCTGACGACGGCGGCCAAGCGTTCCCAAGCCTGGACGTGTTTACGAATCGCTACGGCGAAGTGTGCAGCCAGCAGCTCGACGGCATGACCCTGCGCGACTACTTCGCTGCGCAGGCTATTACTGGCTTGCTGGCGCGCAACTGGGCCGATTTATCGAAGGATAAGCCAGACTACATGCATAAGCTGTGGGCGACTGCCGCATACGACATGGCGGATGCAATGCTTGCCGCCAGGAGCAAGCCATGAACCGCATCGACACCCCAATCCGCGAACTGAGCGACGAAGAACTTGACGCCCGGCTCGCGGACCACTTCAGCGCACCGGCACGCTACCGCGCAGGCGTGAGCATGATCCCGAGCCTGGCGCACGACGAACGCGACTGGCTGCGCGCCTCCCGCTCTGTCGGCCCCGTGGTGACGCCGTGCAAGCCTCTGCCGCTGCTGACGCGGTGGGGTATGCGGCTGTCGCAGTGGTTCAACCGCAAGGTCTGACATGCAAACCGGGTGCTTTGTGGTGGCAAATGCGCAGGCTGATGCGCTATGTGGGACTGGCCGGCAGCGGGAATGCAAGCCCGATTAGGCGTAGCCAGATCGATGCAACTTCGTCCACATTGCAAAGCCGGAGATCAGCACCGGCCGCCACCACAAAGCACCCATCATCAACCGAAAGAGGACACTATGCCAAACATGGCCCATTGCCGGTTCCAAAACACGCTGCTGGACCTGCGCGACTGCTACGAGCACATGGACGACGACGACCTTAGCGATGAAGAAAAGGACGCTCGTCAGGAACTTCTTGAGTTGTGCGACCGAATTGGCTGCGAAGAATTTGGCCGCGGCAACCCTGGCACCTTCTGAGAGGACACCATGAACCAAATCGCCGCATTCATCATCATCGCCACGCCGTTCTACGTCTGGCTGCGCGACCTGCTCGCGTCGCTGGGGGGTTGATCGTGACCCGCAAGCGCTACGCCGCATTTCTGTACGGCATTTTTCGTGCGCAGGGACTGTGCGCCCGCCGTGCGTTCAACAAGGCCAATGTTGCGGCTGCAAAGCCGGTGGAGTTCTGAGCCATGAGCGCCGAGAACCTTGCACTGTGGGACTCCGTTTTCACGACGGACCCCGCCCATGTCAAGCCGATCACTGGCAAGACGTATCGAGGGAACAGCCCCAAGCCCTACTGGATCATCCAGCGGGCTACCGAGGTCTTTGGCCCCGTCGGCATCGGCTGGGGCTTCTCCGTCAAGTCTGAGCGCTTCGAGCGTGTGAGCGAGACGGACACCCTGCACACCGCTACGGTGTCGGTTTGGTACGTCTGGCAGGGCAAGCGCTCCGAGGCGTTCGATCACGTCGGCGGGACGATGGCCGCCTATCGCAAGGCAGACGGATCGAAGATGATCGTCGATGAAGACGCGGCCAAGAAGTCCGTCACGGATGCGCTGGTCAAGGCGCTGTCGTGCCTGGGCTTCTGCGGCGACATTTTCTCGGGCATGTGGGACGACTCGAAGTATGTCGAGTGGGCCGGGCAAGAGTGGCAAGCCCGCAGGAACGCGCCTGAGCCGGAAGATCAAGCCGGCAACTTTGGGCTGCCGCCCCAGCGTGCCAAGATCGTCCGCGCCGTCGCTGCTGCCGCGCTGCAACTGTTCAACCAGGGCGACGAAGTGGGCGCCTATGGCGAGTATTCTGCGCTGGAGAACACCGAGGAAAAGCTCGCGCTGTGGTCGATCCTGAAGCCGCACTCTGCACTGCGGTCGGCGCTGAAGCGCATGGGCGAAGAAGAACGCGCCGCACAGAAGCGGCTTGAAGCCGAGCGCAAGGTCACGGGGTGAACAGCAAGAACCTCACCAAAGCCGAACGGGCGCACCTTGCCCGGGTCAAGGCGCTGGCGTGCAGTTGCTGCGACGCACCGGGCCCATCGGCTGCGCATCACATCCACCAGGGCCAGCACTACACCGCTGTAGCGCTGTGCCACGGTTGCCACCAGGGCCCGGGGGGTTGGCACGACACGAAGTCGCTGTGGCGGGTGCGCAAGCTGGACGAGTTGGGCGCCCTCAACATCACATTGAGCCGGCTGCTGTGAGCTACATCCACATCCACGCGCCAGCCGTTGCCTACTTTGCGGCCGTCAATGCCTGCCCGACATGCGAGCGGCCACGGAGGATGCTTGGCGCGCATGCTGAATGGTACGGCACGACTTGGACATGCGTTGGCTGCGGTGACCGGTGGCAAGACGGCGAACGATTGGAACGCCCATTCTGCCAAGGCTGGAGGCGGCAAAACATCGAGCATGCACGGCGCCGGCTTGCCGCGATTGGGGTGCAAGCGTGATCTTCGTCCTCGCACACGACGAAGCCCGCGCACGGGCCATCGACGCCATCAAGCACGCGCAACCAGGCTCAGTAGTCAAGATCGGGCCGCCGAAGCGCACGGGCGACCAGAATGCAGCCCTGCACGCCAAGATCACTGAGATTGCGCAGCGCCGCGAATGGTGCGGCAAGCGCTGGGACGTGGAGACGTGGAAGCGGCTACTGACTGCTGCATGGTGCAGAGCCAAAAACGAAAGCATCGTCATGCTTCCGGCGCTGGACGGGCAAGGCGTGGACATCGTATTTCGCCGAACGTCGAAACTGAACAAGGCAGAGTGCTCGTCGCTGCTGGACTTTGTGGAGGCTTGGGATGCGATGCAGGGCGCATAACGCCGGCCATCAGCGGGAGCCGTAGGCGATCCGCTGCATGGGATTGTTATGCAGCGCCTGCGGGCGCACAACGAAAGGAAGATATGAGCTTGGATGTGTACCTGACCGACGAGGCTGGCAATGAGGTTTACAGCCGGAACATCACGCACAACCTGAACAAGATGGCAGCCGAGGCGGGCATTTACGAATGCCTGTGGCGCCCCGATGAACACGGGATGACGCACGCGCGCCAGATTATCGAGCCCCTGGCCGCAGGCGTCGCCAAGCTGGCGACGGAGAAGCGCAGGTTTGAAGAGTTCAACAGCCCGAACGGCTGGGGTTTGTGGGAACACTTCGTTCCGTTCTGCATGGACTACTTGCAGGCGTGCCGAGACAACCCCGACGCGCATGTAAACGTGAGCCGCTGAATTGGCGTCTGCATAACGTATAGGGTAACCGGGGGCCGCTTGCGGACCTCCGGTTGACCCGCCAGTTATGCAGCGCCAGGTGGCGCACAACGGGAGATTGAAGATGAACAGAACCGAACTATGCGCATGGCTGCGAGCCAACAGCAGCGGAATTTACAGGCCTGCTGCTGACGCTGCAGCAGAAATTGAGCGCCTTGAAGATGCGTTGTGCGAGATTGCAAACGCCGACATGACTACGAAGGGCTTTCAGATGATTGCCAGCGAAGCGCTGCAAGGCGGGCCGGCTGAATTTGGCGCTGCATAACGTTCGAGTCCAGCCGGCGTAGCTCGGCTGGGACGAGGGGTTATGCAGCGCCTGGTGGCGCACAACGGGAGATTGAAGATGATGGGACGTAGCGAACTCTGCGCATGGCTGCGCGCCAACAGCAGCGGCGACTATCGACCAGCGGCTGAAGCGGCTGACGAGATAGAACACCTGGCCGAAGCGAAAGACAGCCACTTTGCGCAGGCGATGGCGAACGGGGCGAAGGCCCGCGAGTACCGCGACGAGGCCGACGCGCTGCGCAAGGACGCCGAGCGCTACCGCAAGCTGCGCGCCGCACTTGGCCCTGGCCGCTTTTCCATGATGGCGCCCCGGATCAACGTGCCGTTTGAGCCTGGGCAGACATACACGCCCGAAGGCTTGGATGCCGCGCTAGACGCACTGCCGGCTGTTGGTGCTGCATAACGTGGGAGCTAAGCTGACCGCGCGCCAGCGCGGGTCAGCTTGAGCGACGGGTTAGGCCCGACGTGACCAACTAGGAAAGCAAACATGCAAGTGACTG